TTGATAACTCAACAGAGCATCAAGACCTCTTACTGCTAACTCGCATGGTTTCTCAAAGTCTCCTGGACTTCTAATATTTCCCCAATTGATAGCACTTAGTGTACAGAGAGCAATTTCGCCCTTTTCATCAATTATACTGTTCAGTGGCTTTGTTGGAAGAGTAATCTCACAACATAGATTTGATTGTTTGACTGGTGCCACTTTCGAGTCGAAAGAACTATGGTCATTAGCATGGTCTACATTTTGAAGATAGATGCGACCTGTATTCTTGCGTTCATTCATAAATGACGAAAATAATTCAATAGCAGGCACTGTTTTCTTACGAATAGATGTTTTACGTTCTGCTTGTTCGTAAAGTTCTTTGAATTTATCTTGGTCATTGAAGAATGCTTCATATAATCCAGGAACATCCTGTGGTGAGAACAATGTAATGTCTCCACCTGTCATTAGACGTTCGTACATCAATTTATTGAACTGAACGCCATAATCTATATGTCTAACACGATTATCTTCTGTTCCTTTATTGTTTTTCAATACAAGTAAGTCTTCACATTCATAATGCCAAAGAGGATAATATAATGTTGCCGCTCCGCCACGAACACCACCTTGTGAACATGACTTAACTGCCGCTTGAAACATCTTATAGAAAGGAATAACACCTGTATGACTTGCATCGCCATTACGAATAGGTGAGTTTATTGCTCGGATACTACCTGCACCAACCCCAATCCCTGCTTTCTGAGAGACATATTTAACAATTGAACTAGATGTCGCATTGATACTATCTAAACTATCATCTGTTTCAATTAATACACAACTACTGAATTGTCTTTGTGGTGTGCGAACTCCTGCCATAACAGGAGTTGGTAATGAGATATCAAAAGTACTAATTGCATCGTAGTAATCTTTAACCCATCTTAATCTTTCTTCTTCTGGATATTTGCTGAATAAAGTTGCCGCAATTAGAACATATGCCATTTGTGGCGTTTCATAAATTTTATTTGTTACTCGATTTTGTACTAGATACTTTCCACGAAATTGTTCCATTCCGACATAAGTAATGTCAAAATCTCTATCATGTCTAATGAAAGCATTAATCTTTTCCCATTCTTCTACTGAATAATCTTCTAGTAATGCTTTATCATAAAATCCAGATTTAACATTTCGTTCGACCAATTCAAATACATGACATGGGTCAAAGTGACTGTATACTTCTTTTCTAATATGATAATTGATTAGGTTTCCTGCAACCCATTGATAATTTGGTGTGTCTTCTGATATTAATTCGGCTGCCGCTTTGATTAATGTTTCTTGAATTTCACTGCTTGTCATTCCGCCATAAAATTGAATATGTGATTTTAATTCAACTTCACTAGCAGATACATTGTTAATATTGTTACAGGCTTCAAAAACGACTTTGTGCATTTTTTCTAAATCTAAAGCCTCTTTTTCTCCATTTCTCTTAACTATGTGAATCGCAGTCATTTTTTCCTCTATCTAATATGTGTTTATTTCTGAATCTTCCATTCCTGCAACACGTAACTTAATTATGTTTGACAGTTGAAAGTGTTTAATTTCAAAGCCTTTTGTTATACCTAGATATTGATTTCTAACGAGTGCAACTTGATTTATCAATTCACCAACTGCAACAATTTCGTCTTCGCCATCTGCGTACTTTTCAGCATCTCTGCTACTTAATACTTTATTATAATTCTCTAAATATTTCCTTAAGTATTGGCTTCTCTTTTTACGTAACGTAATATTTAGGTGTTCAAGTATTGCCTCGATTTCTTGTAATTGACCAAAACGTAACTCAACGTATGCAGGAAGTCTAGTAGAGTTCTTTTCAATGTTTCCCTTTATCTTTACTTCTTTTCTCGCATCCGATAACTCGCTTTCAAAAAATTGAAGGCAAGATGGAATTTCACTCCAGTCTTTTACTATTTTGCTATACCAATTCATTAGTCCCAATCATCGTCTTCTTCATAATAATCCTCATCATCATCTTCAAAATACCGGTCTAATGCGACTTCTAAAATCTTGTCTCCGTCGATTAATATCTCTATATCTTCGGGACTCATTCCTAGTTCGTCACACTGTTTGATAAACATCTCTCCGGCTTCTATTCTATCTTTGCCTGGGATGTAATTTACCAAAGTCTCCCATAACTCGTAAAGCGATTCTGATTCCAAAAAAGTCTCCTCTTAGTATGTCTTGTTAGTGTAAGCAATGTATTTATTACATTTTGCTTTTTTCTTATACTTCTGATTCAACTTGTTCTAATCCATGTTTTTCATCTTCTAAGTTATCTTCATTCCATTCATTCATAATAATATCAAGTTTTTCTGATGTCCAATTCTTACGAAATTCAATCATCTCTTCACCTGATTTTGTGTTATATTTCAATCGGTTACCTTGTTTTATTAATAACCCTTTTGCTTCAAAGAACTCAACTAATCCACTATATGGGTTCATTCCTGTTTCATATGGAATCTCAACTTGTACACTTTCAAATGGTTTTGAGTAACGAGTTTTCATTACTTTACACGCCGCTCTGATACCATGTACTTGTGAAGTTTTATTTCCATCAGCATCTACTTTTAACTTAAGTTTTCTCATTGCTACCACAATAGAACTAGCATAGATAAATCCTTGACCACCTGAGATTTTATCATCTGGGTCAAACATATCTTGCGATGCATATGTGTGATTAGTTGCTACCATACCTATATTATGTTGTCCAAACATATTAACACTATTGCGTACTAATGCATTTAAGGCTTTTGGTTTACGACCCATATCACCTTTCATGTCGCCACGATTGAACTGGTCAACATCAGTTGGGGTCATCATCATTCCTAAACTATCAATGACAAACAACACTTTTGGACGGTCTTCATCTGCTGTGTCTGAATGGTCTTCTCTGTAACCTTTCATAAAGTCTGAAATGATTTTAGCAACATCATCAATCATTGATACACTTAATTTTAATAATTTTTCTGGTGCAGTATCTACATCTAGTGCATGTAACCATGTTTCATCTAGTGCATTTTCACTATCGATTAGTACTACAAAAATTCCTTGGTCTTGTGCATTTTTTACAATATTTCCTGCCGCAATGAATGATTTTCCTGCTCCACTTTCACCAGCAAATACTGTTACTTTGCCTAATGGAATTCCTTTTTGAAATTCACCACTGATAAGTTTATTTAATGTATAATTTCCTGTTGATATCCAAGTATCTGGGTCTCTAAAACCAACACTCATACCAGGAACAGATTTCGTTATACTTTTGCGAAATTTACTCGCATCAAAGGCTCTTGCCATATATTTCTCCTTATGTTGATATAAGAGAGTAAGGGGAGTTAAACTCCCCACACTCAATATTGGTTCTTAGTCAGTTTTTCTACTACGAATCATTGCTAAGATATCTGCCGCATCGGCCTTCGGTGCATCAGTAGTTGCTTGAGCAGTTTCTGGTGCTGGTGTAGGCGTTGGTGTCGGAGTTGGAGTAGCAGTTGCTACTTTCTCTTCCGTCACTTCTTCTACCTTTGGAGTAGGAGTTGCGGTTTTTGGTGTCGAAGTTCCTGCTGGAACATCTAACCCATAAGGTTTATAGTGCTGTCCCCAACGAGTCGGGTCATACAATTCACCATCAACAGATGCTTCGAACATCTCTTTAATGACTTTCATATCATCTTCCGTTGGACGTTTTGGCATGAACTCATTTAAATTAAAAAGACCATGAGTTTCGATTTTTTGACGTTCTTCTTCATTTAGTGAACGTTCTTTACGTGACCAAGATGAAGTTGAATAGTCAGCATACTGACCTTTTTGTGTTTTAGTAAGACGGAAGTCTGTACCTTGTTCATAATCTGTTGGTAAATTATCCATGTCTGGGTCCATTAGAGCCGCCTTCAATAATTTGAAGATTTGTGGTCCAATGATAAATCTACGAACTGGATTTTCTGGTTGTTCACCACCGATAGGGTCAGTTACAACCAAACCTTGGAAAACGTATGAACGCTTTTTCCAATATGTACGTCCCATATCTTCCATTGCTGGGTCTTTAAACCAAGGACGTATCTCTGCGTGAATTGGGCATGATTCGCCCCACATTTCAACGCAAGGTACTTGAACGATTACTCGTTTAGTTTCGTCACCGCCTTTAACACCAGGGAACGGAAGTTTAACAACTTGTCGTTCTTTCCAAAAGAATGTGTTAGTGGGGTCTGAGTCTGGAAGGAATCTCAATACGGATGTATTGTCGTTGTCCATATTCCAGAAAGGGTATACTGCATCTGAACCTCGATTCGCAGATGAGTTCTCTGATGCTTTGTTGTCTTGTGCGAGTAATTTCGCACGGATTTCTGCTAGTGTTGCCATTATATTTCTCCTATATTAGCCTTTATTAGTTTTCTTAATATTAGTTTTTATTAGCCTAAATGTATCATACAAATGAAACTAATGATACCATTATACTTATCTTTTATCTTAAAGTCAAGCATTAAATACGTCTTTTTGAATGTTTTTGAAAGCATAAAAAAAGAGAGTTTTAACACTCCCTTTATTATAGCATAAGTTGACTATGAATGTCAACCATAAAATTATTTATTTTAGTAATTAGTCATATTGTTCCCAGCCCAACTTGTCTAGTTTATTTCTAATTTCCTCAACAGCATCTTGAATTCTCATTGCCATCTCAGATAGATTGTCATGATTTATTGTAGAAATG